ATCAAAAAACAAAATCATCTAAATGATTGCAAAACAAAGTTATTATTTTAAACAAAATAAAATGAAAAACAAGGAAATGGTAGAACATCCTGATCACTATGGTGGTAAGGATAATCCATATGAAGTTGTAAAAGTTGCTGAAGCTTGGGGTCTTGATAAAGACGCTTATCTTTTCAATGTTATTAAGTATATTGGTCGTAGTGGTAAGAAGGATGATAATCCTACAATTCAAGATTTAGAAAAGGCGGTTTGGTATTTGAATAGACGAATTAAAAATCTTAAAGACTAAACAATAAAGGGTATATTTATATATTAAGATGCCCAGAAAAAAGTATACTTACCAAGAATTAGTTAAACTCAAAAAGGAGGTCCAAGACTTATATTATAATATAGGTAGAGACTGGGACAATCGAGGTAAAAGATATCCTTATAAAGATAGAGAGACTGGAAAACGCTATACTGAGAAACAGTATTTGGCAGTAAGACACAAATTTTATGATCTAAATAATAAGGTTCGAGAAATCGAATTGAATAAAAGAAAAGAATTAGCGGCAAAACTAGAAGGTCTTGTCACAGCTTTTATAGTCATGGATAAAAGACAAAATCCAGGTCTATACCCAGACTGGTTATCATTTAGTATTGATGGTACTTATGGAGGGATTGATTACAATCCTGTTATAAATTGGGAAAAATGGACAAGTACTGACAGACCTGTGACTCGTGAGAAAATTCGAAATGTTAGATTTAGAGTTCAAAGATTTTGGGATTTGTATATCCAACCAGAAATAAGGGTAAGTATAAATTCAAGTAATTATCCACGTTTTGAACCCTATGGAGCATTTCAGGCATTTATGAAAGATGAGGTGAATAAAAAATTGAAACCTCAACTAAAAAGTGAATATGGTAGAGCTTTGAGTTCCTTAATATTCAGAATGAGGGAAAATGGAAGATTTATTATTCAGATACAACCTAGAATCAAAAGAGACTTATATAGATCTTGGAGTTATCAAAGTCGAATTGAAGACACAATTAAAGACTTTTTATCTGAATATGGTCTTAAGCAACATCAACATTATGAATTTAGTGGTGACAGGGATTAAAACATTTGTTTTCTAATTTTTTTTTTCTATATTTGTTCAGAAACAAAAATTAAAATTATGTCTGAAGAAAAAATGTATGTACGCTTCTGTGAAGCATTCCGAATTGTACAAGGTTCTGAACCTATTGAAGTTGATGTCGCAGCTCTTCGTAAATGTGATCCACCATACGAGGGTAGTGACGAAAGTGATTTGGTGGATTATCTTTCTGAAATCCAAAATGATTATGACTGGTATGAAGAAAACAAGCAACACTTCGAAGATGAAGATGAGGCTTATGAATTGATTTTTGACGAATGGCCAGAGATGGAAGAGTATTCTGATAGTCGTAGTAAGGGTGCTGACACATGGTTGGAAGTTGGTGTACCAAATGATGAATACCGTAAGACTGGTCAATTTGAAATGAGAGCATCTAATATTCAGTGGTAATGGTAAAGAAATATATTTTCAGAAGAGAAGAAGTTGTCACCGATGTTCTTATCTATGAATGTGATATCACTGAAGAAGAAATGGAACTCATCGAAGATGAAGATGATGACGTTATCGATCAACTAGTTGACAGTGGTAGACTGGAATTGGTTAAGACAGTCCAAGGTGATCCAGATGTGACTGAAGGTGTTGTTGAAATTGACGAAAACTAATATAAAATGGCAAAACTAATTAGAATAGAAACAGATTACCGTTTTTACGCTGTTGAATTGACAGACGAACAAGTTGAACGGTATAAGTCAGGTGACGAAGGTTATGATGAGGTAATGGATGAAGTCGATGATGATTTTGAATTCATCAAAGACAAAGATGGTGGAACTGAATATTACATAGAAGAGTAATATGACCAATGATTGGCAAGTTACTGTTGTTTTGTTAGTACTGGCTTGTCTAATCTTTAATCCAGAAACTGCAGTAAATGTATGTGCTATAATTTGGGGGTTGTTTTTCCTCAAACGATGGTTGAGTAATGATTGATAATAAAATGTAAAATCCCTCTTTATATAAGGAGGGATTTTTTTATCATTAATTTTATGATCACAACAAACTTTTATGGACTTATTTTAAAATACCTTTTGGTGTTGATAGGAATGATAACACCTGGTATAATGTTATATTGGTTAGGTCCTAAACCCTCCATATCTGAATATTTCGAATCTCCGGCTCAATTTCTTTTTTTACTGGTTAATGCTGGAACTTCTTTTTACTTCGTTACCACAAATAAATGGTTATTTCCGGGAATATTTCTTTTATTATTGTCATGTTTTTCTATAGAATATTACCCACAAATTCATAATATAACTGCAGTTTTGTTTTTTATTTCTTGTGTGATTTCAATACTTAAATCAAATCGATATAAATCGATAGGTTATCTAATTTTATGTATGACACCGATAATATATTTTTCTTTATTTTGGTACGAATATATATCAATAATTTTAATATGTATATTCCATGGATTGATATTACAAGATATTGCCAAATTACAAAGATTTGTTTTCTAAAAATTTATATTTATTGTTATGATAATAAATGAAGAAGAAAGACGGGATATACTTTCCAAATATCTAATAGGGGAACAGAAGAATCCTGATATGTTCAAAAATTTTAATGATCCAGGAAATACTGCGGGACAGTTTATTTTTGATTACATAAGAGACTTCGAAGAGTTTGTACCTTTTACTTATGATGATTCTCAATATCCTTCTATTCCATTCAAAGGAGGTACTCATAAAGGAACACTCACGATAGGATATGGAACGACAGATCCACAGTACGCAAAACCTGGTAACGTTATTAGTAAAGAAAAGGCTAAAGAACTATCTAAAAGGGATATAAATGAGGCTGCAGATTGTATTAAGAGATGGCAAAACAGAGATCCTGAAAATAGAAGAATAACAATCAATATGTATCGAGCTATGATTGATATGGTTTACAATATGGGTTGTAGTAAGTTTATCAATTCACAATTGATAGGTGCGATAGAAAATAAAAATTATAGGTTAGCGTCTAGAATGATTAAAAATGCTGATTGGGGTAACGAAAAAAGGAGACAATCAACTTCTGAACTATTTATAAAAGATATAGATTAAAAACTATGAAGACATTAATTAAAGAATCCGGAATAAGAAATATAAAAGACCTAGCGAAAAGGTACGATAAAGCCAAGATATATTTTCACCAAGATTTGGATGGAGTTACTACAGCTTTAGGTATGAAAAATTACTTAGAAGATAATGGTATTAAAGTTGTTGATTCTGAAATCATACAATATGGTGACAAAGAATTTGCAATTAAGAGGTTAGATGCTGAAGGTGATACAATGCCAGTACTAGTAGACTTTGCACATGGTAAACCTATGTTTGTGATCCATACAGATCACCACGATAGTCAAAGTGGTGTTGAAAAAGATACTGCAACATCATTCAGACCATCCAGATCAAATGTTGCAACTATATCTCAAGTTATGTCACCAAAAGATATTTTTCCCGATGATGATATTACTTTGATATCTACAGTGGATTCGGCTGATTTTGCTAGACATGGTATATCACCAGAACAAGTTATGAATTTCATATTTAGGGTACAAAAAGATAAAGATTTACAACAAAACAAAACTGCTTTAGGACTTGCAACTAATAAGTTGTTATTAGCTTTTAAAAACAAACCTGGATTCTTAGAAGAGTTAGTAATGACATCTCAACCTTCACTTATGAGTATCTATCAAAACATTGATAGAATAGCTAAAAGAGAAAATATAAAATATGAAGAAATGTTCGACGCTGGTTTAATTAAAGATAGATTTGGAAACCCAGCAAAAACAAAAAAATTCCCATATGCTTCCCCAGAAGAGATGACTGCTCACCAAAAAGAATATATTGCAAAACAAGCTGAGAGTGAGAAAGTGAGACTTGAAGATGGTATAATTGTTCAATATGGTGGTGGGTCCATGTTTAAACCAGGATCTTATGATAGATACACACCATTCAAGAATAACCCTGATGCTGATTTCTTAGTTATTGCTTGGCCAATGGGATTAGTCCAAGCCAGTTGTAATCCTTTTAAAGGTGAAAGAGAACTTAAAGGTGTTAACTTAGGTGAGATAGCACAGGAGGTATTAAGTAAGTGGGAGTCACAGTTGAAAGATAAAATAATTCCACTATCAACAATTAAATGGGTTTCAGAATCTGGTAAACAATTCGATGAAGAGTCTGTTGGTTTTACTAATAAAGA